AGGTGGTGTAGGAGCACAGCGACCACCCCGCACGAGCGTCACTCCCCTAGTAAGGGATCACGTGAGTGCGCGGCGCAGCGCCCACCTCGCCGGTTTTGCATGGTTGCAAGAGAAAGGTGTTATCCGAGTAAGGCGGGATCCGTGTACCGACACGCCACAAAGGATAACATCACAGCAGGATCCGCTCGCGCTGCTGATCTGTTCGCTAGGGTATTTGGCGATGCCCGAATGTTCAGAAGACTTAGAGCTATCTCCATGTGTTCAGGTGTGAAAACCAACGTTATGGACAAGCAACCTTGTAGACGACTTGCACTCTCAGGCAGTTATCTTCTCAACTCTTCTCACGGCCGCGCTTGGCCAAACCTCAGCTATGAGGGGCACGACCCCCCCGGAACTGTGTTCCGAGAGGGCCGTGGCGAAATAGTCGGGCCCAGACGTCTGGGATACGATGCTTACCATGTACACCACAATGATAACCATCACGCTCGCCACTGTTGTTGTAGTGCAGAACTTGTGTCTGCATACTCCTGCTGACGTTCTTGACCGTGCCCATCAAGAGCTGTCTTCTATCCACAGTTGGGCACAAGACCTGGACTTCCTGTCTTACCTCGTGTATGGCACGAAGAACGATTTCCGAACGGATTCGCAGCGCCGTGCGAATTTCTTCTCCGGACAGTCTCCGCATGAGCAAATTTTCTCGCGGGAACGACTTGTTGTCCACCCAGTTATCCGATACGGCCTTCCCAAGACTGTCTTCGACCCACGCGGGTACTTTGTCGATATGACCTATGTGCCCATGTATCGACTCTGGTATGGCCAAAACTGGGAGAAGCCTTACGGTTGCGACGCCAATGCTTACATAGCTGGTAAGTACCAGTCACCCATGTGCATTGCTGCCATCAGATCGGGCAGAGTCACTCCGTACATCGCTGCCAATCTTGACTCCTTGTGGATGCTCTCTTTCCACTGGAGAACGATCTGCTTGCTCTCGCTTCTCTGCACCGGAATCTCATTCGGCACTCTGTATGCATTTTGTTCTTACCTTAACGACTTCGGTCGCAGGAAGGACTCCGCCCATTTGAGGCAATATACAGAAGTTTCGGAAATCCCAGAGGTGCCCGAGAAGATCAAGAATGGAGACGCAGAGGAAACTGATGCCGCTTATCTCCGCCGATTCCCGAAGTACACCCTTGAGGTCCCTGCTGTCGGGGGACTCCTGAGGACCGGTGTGCCAACCGTTCAAGATTTGCTCACGCTCATCTCCCATCAGGCACACCTTCTCATGCCGGCTGTCAGCAAGCGCCATGCCCACAAGAGGACCTATAAGTCTCAAGATTACTGTGGGCTCAGTTTCCCCTACCGCACCGAAAGAGAATGCATTTCAGTCCGAGTCCGATCCGTCGGTTTGGATTGGGAAATTTGGACCCCGTATTTCGACACAGGGTTCGGCGTCCCAACTCCTGCCGCCCGCCAGTCAGTCATATCCGGCAAGAATTTCTTGGAAGCCAACGACATCGTTACCTGTATAGATAATGACGATTCAGTCCCACGGCATTTCCTTGATTCTATTGCAGCCAGGATGGCCACTGACACTGGAGATAAGGCCAAGCTCTACGAGTCTGTGATATCTTTCATGCGTAGCAAGCTTTTGGCCGAAAAGATCGACGTCAAGGACATCAGCACTTGGGGCATTTATGTGTGTTCCCGAGTCAATGAGTGTTCAGTCGAGGCTGGCAACTCCGTGTTGCCTAACCTCCCATTCGATGCCAATGTGTTTCAGCGCGTCCTGTACTACTTTCGGGTAGCAGCATTTAAGACGTGCAAGTTCACCTCCATGCCCGCCTGGACTTACCCCACGATATTTGCACCGTCTTATGTCGTCGTGTCCAGGGCCGAGAATGTAGAGGCGAGAGAACCGTTGAGGCCGGAAGCCAAAAATCCCTTTCCGGACTCCTGCCCGTCTGATGGCGCCTCCTCTGATTCAGGAAGCGTCAGCAGTGCCAGCCCGGTGCAGGATGAACATCCAAACCTCAATGGAGAAGAGAGTGCTGGCCGAACAACCGATCCCACACCCGATGCTCACGGGGAAGACACCGTCGACGCGAAGCCCTCCGACGTGGTGCCCGATGCTACCTACGCAGCAAGTGTGCTTAGGAAAGCAGATCCAGTGCCTGTTCAGTCTGGGGTGGAACGTGGAAATCTCGACAATTCGGAAGGGGGAAGCAGTGGACGATCCAACAATCGTGTTGTGTCCACCGACGAGTTCACAGGCATTGCCGAAATCATGGATGATTTCACCCTGTACTGCTTGCCCGGACCTCCCCACGAACCTAGATGTAGGGCTACTCTTGAAGGAGGATCCCTTGCCGAACCACTTAAGCTGTATGGATGCGGGACTTGTTTCCGCACTGCAATCAAATACTGGCGAAAGTTCGGAGGCAGTCCTTACATACATCTGGCAAAGTTCAAAACCAAAGGTCGAGCATCCACTTGCGCCGCCAACTGCGAAGGGATATCACAAATCAGCCCCTGTTCAACAAGCAGTCCACCGGTTCCTAAGCCACATCCGAAGCGAGACTCTCAAGTCGATGACCTTTTCGGAATGGGTGAAGAGGTACCCGGGGAGGAGGCAGCAGGAGCTGACCGAGGCCAGAGAAAAGGTTCTGGCAAACGGTCGACTGGAAAAGGCCGACGCAATCGTTAAGTGTTTTCTCAAAATGGAAACCTCTACCAAGATGACTGATCCCAGGAACATCTCACCCCGGACCGACGCATTTTTATCAATTATCGGCCCATACGTTTCCGCGATCGAACATCATCTTCACGATGCGCCATTCCTCGTCAAAGGTTGCGACCTAAAAGCTCGCGACCACCGTTTGTCAAAATTCCTTAACAACAAAGTGTTCATTGAGACAGACTACTCCCGTTTCGACATGACAATCTCATATGATTGGATCAAATGTGTTCAGGACCCGATTCTTCTTTCATTTTTCAAAGGAGATGAATGGTTCACTAGGGCCCTGGATCTTGCAGCTGATACTTTCGGTATTTCCGATAGTGGGCTATGTTACAAGATCCTTGGCACCAGATGTTCTGGTGATTCCCACACGTCGATAGCGAATGGTCTCATCAATTACTTCAACACGTGGTTTGTGTTTGAAGATTCTGTGTTCAACTCTGTCCATGAAGGAGATGATGGACTGGTAGGGCTTAACCAACCCGAATCTCATCTCGTTGTTCGCCCGCAGCTGTTTGACTGCATGGGGTTCCAAATCAAGTCGTTCGTCACTAACGACCTGACGCAGGCATCATTCTGCGGCCGGTTCCTCTCAGTCACTCCAGACAACAAAATCGCATCTTACTGCGATCCCATTCGTACCTTATCCAAGTTTCATATTTCGTTGTCTGTTGGAGATCTCAAAATGCTTTTACTGTCCAAGGCTCTCAGCTACAATTACACCGACGGAACGACGCCTATCATTGGCCCTATCTGTCAGGCATTCATCAAGCACTTGGGCAGCCAACCGCTCATTAACAAGGCTATGGCCCATGTTAAGAAAGATCGGTTCATTCTTTACGATCTCAAACTCGATTCTGCTGACGCGACTCGCACCGCGGAAGTAGACGAGAATCTCCGTGCCGATTTTGCTAAGAGAACGGGAATTATGCCGGAAGCCCAGAGGAGATGGGAGCGGCATTTCACCGCATATATACTCGATGGCAGTTTCGGATACGACCGAATATCGTGCGATAATCTCGAGTGGTTTGGTCTCGATCGCGAGGTCTTTGCTGCTTTGTAGATAATCTGTGTATAGCCTGGTCGTAAAACGTTATGCGCTTTCCAGGCGCGCATAGCCGGG